TCTCCCAGTGCATTTGCCCCATTATTTTTTCTACTTTTTCGAGATATTCTATAATAGAATCTTGTTCTGATATTGAATCGTTTAAGCTACTTATAGATTCATGACGCTCCGATGCAGATTCTGCAGCAGATTGACTAATTCTTACTGGTGAGTCAGATATTACTTTCTTAACAACTTCTTTTTTAAGTTTTTTCTTTTCTCTAAAAAGGGTATTGCGTTTAATTTTTGCTTCTATTAATCTTGCGACCCAAAAATGCTTACGAGCAGGTAGTCTCATTTGTGATTCTTTAATATTAAAGTCATCTAATTGAAGATCTTTAGTAATTTCTTCAATATACTTCTTTAGCAATTCCATCTATATATTATAAATACTAATATATGGAATCAACAGGTAGATTTGAGAAGAGATTTTTTAGGTTATTAGAAGATATGACCTCTGGAGCTGGTCCAGATGGAGCCTTTGGTGACGGACCTACAATGCATACTGTATATGGGCCTAATGCTGCAGCTCAAAATATTAGCTCTGGTGATACTTATGCGCCTGGGGATGCAAGAATATATAACCCCACTGGTAAGGTACAAACACGCAAAGGTACAACGGGTAAAAAGAAAAAAAACAAAAAAGAGAAGGGGGTTAATTTTGCTACTGGTGAAGAGAATGAAGAAGGTATACCGGAAGAGGATGCTGAAAAGAAAAAGAAGGCTGATAGATGTAAGCGAAGAGCTGATTCTGCTTATGGTAAAAAGACATCAGCATATAAGTCGGGTGCTATAGTAAGATGTAGACAGGGTAAAATTTGGAAGAAGAAAAAATGAGTAAGTTCGAACAAGCTTTAGAATCTTATTTAGAAGAAGCCAGTGATTCATTACGTCAGTGGTTTAAGAGAGGGGGCACTGATCCAAAAACTGGTAAAAAGTTTAAAGGGTGGATAAATTGTAAGACTGGTGGCCCATGTGGCCGTAAGTCTAAAAAATCAGGTGGTAGTTACCCTGCATGTAGACCTACAAAGGCTGCTTGTGATAAAATAGAGGGTAAGATGTATAAAAAGAAGGGGTCTAAGCGTGTTAACTGGAAAAAGAAAAAGAAAAAAAGTGAAGACGCGGAAGATGTACATAAGCCCGTTAAGCCTGGCATCTTAAAAAAGCGTTTAGGTGATCTTTCTTGTAGTAAGGTAAGAGGTGCAAAGAGTAAATTAAAGAATAAGGGCACTCATTATGCAAAAGCTCTTCAAAGATATTTAAATTATCACTGTCAGAAATAAATATTGTTATGCAATTTGACAAACTCGTAAAGCAAATCTTAGAAGCTAAAGAAGCACCAAAGGGTAAGCATTATAACTCAGCAGGTCAGTTAAGAAAAGGTGATGCTGATTCAGATGGCCGTGGAGGTCCAAAGTATAGGTCTGATCCTACTTACAATAACCCTAATGATCCGGATGATGAAGAGATCCCCGCTGAAGACGCTGAAAAAGTTGATAAAGATCGTATGAAATGTAACAGTCCACGTCGTACATCTGGCGGTTCTAAAAAGTTCGTTGTTAAAGCCTGCAAAGATGGTAAAGAAAAGATTGTTCGTTATGGGGATCCGAATATGAAGATCAAAAAGAGCAATCCCAAGCGTAGAAAGTCGTTCCGCGCACGTCATAAGTGCGATCAGAAGAAGGATAAGTTCTCTGCTGGCTATTGGTCATGTAAAAAGTGGTAGATTTAGGTCATTGGGAGGGGGTTCTTGAAGAAAGTACGGACTTACCTTACGGTTTCATTTATAAGATAACTAATCTTACTAATGATAAGAAGTATATTGGTAAAAAACAGTGCCAGTCAATAAGAAAGCGTCCCCCTTTAAAGGGTAGAAAGAATAAACGACATGAAAAAATAGAAACTGACTGGAAGACTTACACTTCTTCATCAAACGAGCTTAATAAAGATCTAGAAACGTTGGGGAAGGATAATTTTAAGTTTGAAATACTTAGATGGTGTGATTCGAAGTGGGAGTTGAGTTATTACGAAGCTAGATTACAATTTAAAGAAGAAGTATTGATACGTAATGACTACTATAATGGGATCATCAATGTCAGAATCGGTGGGCGTAAATGATTTAGTACGTGGATTCGAATTTATTAACCTTAATCAATGCTTAGCTAAGTCATTTAACGAATATAATTATTATATTACTGAAAATGAATTGAAACTAACAAGAAAAGACAAAAACAAGCTTGGTATTCACTTTATTATCAAAGAATTAGTTAAGGTTTGTTCAAATAGCGATACAAAAAAGTGGTTTTACTATAAGACAAACGGAGAATCTATAGAGCATACACTTGTAAAGCGTATTTTTAATGCTCTTCCTACCAATATTACGTATAGTGAAGATAGTTTTGAGACGTTTTTAGAGGAAAGAGATTATATGTCATTTTGTAAAAAGGATACATCGGCTGTTTCATTTTATAAATTTAGACTCTTCCTTAGAAGGTATGAATTACAACAAATAGAAAGCGAATTTCTAACCAATATAAATATAAAACTCTCTTTATTGCCATAAATATATACATGCGTAAGTTTCTTAAACTGATCGATGAAAATAGACCAGGTAGTAATAGTCAATATGTTATTTCAATAAAGGGTCCTGCTGAATTTGAAGATATTCAGGTATCAGGTGACGAGTATGTATATCATCTATATCGTAAGATAAAAGATTACGTAGATGGTGTTGAGGATAATGAGATGTTAGATAAGGAATTTCAAGATAAAGCACAGACTGAACCTGAATATGCAAATGCTATAAGGGATAGAGATAAAGCTTTAGATAAGAAATTAATGGACTATAAAAAGGAAACGCAAGAGATTGAAATGTCATGAAGACTTTAAAATTAATAGAAAATTATATGTGGTTACTCGAACAAGACGTAGATGTTGAAGAGACTGACGTTGAGGTTGATGTTGAGGTAGAGGAAGAGCCCCCTGCTGCTGGTGAGCAGACTATGGCTGAGCTTATTGCGGCAGCTTTTGCTTATCTTCCTACAGATGATGAGGCAGAAATAATTGAAGATATAGAATTAAATCAAATAGGAACGCATAATGAAGCTCCTCCTACATCAAAACCTAATCCAAGATCAGTAATTAAGAGTGTTGTAGCAGCTTTACCTGTTCAATTAAGAGCAGTTTATACAAGAGGACCTGGTTTGGGTGGCATTACACCAGAGTCTGAGATATATTTAGCACAGATGTTAGCTAACGCTTTTAGATATAAGCCAACTCCTCAAGAGGCACATATTGCTAGCTCGGTTAATGAAGAATTTAACGATACTGAACCTTTAAAAGTAATTGAAACCGTAGAAAGACTTATTCAATTCTCAGATGAGCCTATTGAAGATGATCTTTTAGATATAGAAATTGATACCGAATAAATTATGCAATGGTCATTAGAACAAATCTATAAAAAGCGTGTTATTAATGAAGACGTTGAAGTATCTTTTAAAAATGAAGATGGATCTGTAGATACTTACAAGCTTGAAGACACTTATGCTAAAATATTAAAGAGACAGATTAAAGTAGAGTCAAGTAAAGAAATAGATGATTCAATTAATAAAATATTTTCTCAAAGTGATTGGACCGGTAATCAAAATATACCAAAAAGCGTTCTTAAAGATATAACAATAAAATCACCATACGATCAAGGAGTTGATCTTTTGGCTTATTTAGCAGAAAATAAAAAAGAACTTTATTCTTTAGCAGATATAAAACGAGGTGAAGTTTTCAGTTTTTTAGATGGTATTGTAAATAAGCTACCTCAAGAATTTAAAGTTGAAGGTTTAGATGATTACATAAGACAAGTTCATATGACTGTAGTCCCTAAAGCTGCTACTAGTGTTGGACTTGGCGAGGGTACTTTTACTATTTTTGGTACAGCTACAAAAGGAAATAGCGGTGACTTACAATGGGGTGGTTTAGAGGTAGAGATTAAAACTAATGGAAAAGATAATTCTGGAGCAATTTTAGGTGGTGATGGGTATTTAAATAAAGTAACTGATAGATTAGAAGGTGTTTTAGATTATGAAAACTTAAAAGGAGGTCAGATTAAAAAATTTAGAGATCAACTCGAAGATATAGGCAGGTTATATAAACAAGACAAAGAGGGTGCAGAAAAATTATACATAGATTTTCAAAATAACGCAGAACCGTTATTAGGTATGCTACGAAATAAAAAAATAGAAAATGCATTAAAGAGTTTAAATATTGATCAATTGTTTAGTACGCAGTTAAACAGAGATTATACAATAAAGAATACACAATCACCGGTGCCTGATGTATCAACAAGTCTATATAATATGCTCGGGACGAGATTAGTTAAAGAGGTTGAAAAGGCTGGAGCTTTAAAAACTAATCTACCAAGTCAAATTAGCACTTTTATAACTGATGAACTTACTTCTGATGATTACGTAAGAATTTTTTCTGAATTTAAAACTTATACTGATGCAAGAGGGTTAGATTCTCAACTAAAAGAGTTTTTTAATTCAAATAATTATCAAGATTTTAATCCAAGAGTAAATTATACTAAATTTCAACGTTTAGTAGGAGCGATCGCGATCGTATCTTATCAACAAAAGATTAATTTTGATCTGCTTACGACAGGAAATGATAAAAAAATGACAATGGCGGTAATAGATTGTAGAAATCCTTCTGTTAGTAGTATATATAACCAGTTAGAAGCTATACCTGAGATAGTATTTGACTTAAATATTGATGTATATGAAGGCGGTAAGTTTGTTAGTCAAACGGTAATTGCTAAATCTCCAAGAATTATATTAAAATGAAAAACTTTAAACTATATTACGAAAGTTACTTAGAGCTCCTTGAAGAGAGTAAGGCTAATACACATCTTACTCATTTAGAAGAATTAATTCTTACTAGGGGTAAAGGTGGATATGACCAAGCTAGAGGCTTTTTAACTAATTTACTTGGTCATTTACAAGGAAAAAGTAAAAGAAAGATCGGTACTACAGTAAAATGGGATGGCGCGCCAGCTATTTTCGCTGGAAAGCACCCTGATACCGGTAAATTCTTTGTTGGTACTAAGTCTATCTTTAATAGAGAGCCTAAAATTAACTATACTGAACAAGATGTTGAAGTTAATCACGGGCATGCACCTGGTTTAGCAGATAAACTTAAAAAAGCTCTTAAACATTTACCTAAATTAGGTATTAAGAACATAATGCAGGGTGACTTTATGTTTGATTCTTCATCGGTTAAGAAAGAAAACATCGATGGTGAAGTACATTACACTTTTCAACCAAATACAATTAAGTATGCTGTAGAAGCAGACTCAGATCTCGGAAGACAAATAGCTAACTCTGTGTTTGGTATTATATTCCACACTGAATATGATGGATTAGACAGCCCTGCATCATTTGGCGCTAAAGTTAATAGGTTAAATAAAGTACCTGGTGTTTGGTTTGATGATGCTTTCTTTAAAGATGATACAGGAATAGTAAATTTAACTAATGATGAAGTAAAGCAGGTAAAGGATTTAATAAAAACTGCTGATTCTATCAAAATAGATTACAAGGACTTACCTTCTGATCTTCTCAACCCTTATATTAATACGGAGATTAGAGAAGGTAAGTTCTTAAATGATCCAGAAGAGTCTTATAGAAACTTTATTGATTGGTATACATCTAGAATCAAAAAGGAGATAGATAAGAGAAAATCTGTACGAGGTAAGCAAAGATTAGAAGAGACACTTAAGCAAAAAACCGCTCAGTTTGAAGATCAGAAAGATGACATAGTTAATTTGTTTAAAGTAAGTAGTTTATTGTCACAGGCTAAGCAAATCTTTATTAACAAGTATAATAATGCTGTATATAACACTAAACACTTCATCGATGAAGGTGAAGGTGTGTTGAGAGTAACTTCTCCTGAAGGATATGTGGCTGTTGATAGAGATGGTAATGCTGTTAAGCTTGTTAATCGATTAGATTTTAGTTCAGCTAACTTTCAAAAAGATAAACCCGGTTCATGAAGACTTTTAGAGAATATTTTGAAGATATGGAGAGTAGATCCGAAAGGATTGCTTTACTTCCTGGTGGTTTTAAGCCACCTACCAAAGGTCACTTTAATGCTTTAAGGTATTTGCTTGATGATGCTGATAAAGGAATAGTTTTTATTGGCGGTAAAGCTCGAGAGGGTATTACACCTGAACAATCTGAAAAGATTTGGAATATATATGCAAAGTATTTTGATAAACCTGTACAGGTAGTATATGTACCTAACCCGGTAAGAGCAGTATATGATTATGCAGATGAAAATTTAGATAAAACACTTCTAGTAGGTGCTGGAGCAAAAGATGAAGATGTAAAACGTTATGCATATTTTCAAAATAATGTAGAAAAGTATCCTTTTGTTAACGTTATTAAGATTCCTATGCAAGAAGGTGGTATATCGGGTAGTGAAACAAGAGAAATGATACAACAAAATGTTGATGAGTCGTTAGATTACTTCGTACCTGAAGAGGTTTCTATAGAGGATAGAGATCAAATAAAAGCAATATTAGTA